CTGCTCCGATGTAGTAGATATGCTGGCATCGGACAGGCTGAGAATCTCGGTTAATCCGGTCTTGCTAGTAGGAATGCTGCTTGCGGTGGTTCCCAGCCCGAGAAACAGCCCAATGTCAAGCGCTGCCTTGTAAACCCCGGTAGCCATGGTCCATCATGCGTTGTTTCCCTAGTTTGCCTCGCTGCCCTCCAGCAGCTCCCACGGTGTTGGCCGGGGGCACAGGTGCAGCTCGAAGCCGCGCACGTCATGCGCCAGGCCGGTGGTGGCCCGCAGAACGTCCAGTAGGTCGTCCTCGCTGATCGCCATCTCGCGGCACACATCGGCCGCGGCCATGCCGGCCTCCAGCATCCGGCGGGCGTGCATCCCCGCCAGGCGTGCGCGTTGGGTGGCGGCAACGCCCCAGTTGCCGGCCGCCTTGATTGCGTGGCGTACCTCCCCAGCAGCGAAGTGTCCGAGGATCGTGCTGAATGCTCCCCGCTCTGGATTCCATATCCTCGCTGCTTTGATGAATGCAATATCAACAGCGCTGTTTATATCTTCCGATGGCAAACACTTGCCGTATTTCTCTCGCATCTTGGCCTGAAACTTCCCGACCAACCTGATATTTTCCGCGTACATCTTGCCAATCCTTCGCGACTCTTCCCGCGTGAGAGGCGTTGCCAGGTGATTCCTGGTAGCCGGCTTTTCGTCAGCCGGGCCGAACAGATTCAGCTGCTGTTCAGCCACGGCTGGCACGATTTACGATCGAACTACCCGGATGCTACGCGATCCACCGATAGGGAGGCTCAGGCAGAGGCACCCCAGCGTCTGCCTGAGCCCTGGCAGCACATTCAGCGCGTTCTGGTTGTTGGGCACAGCTCCATCTCTGAACTCCAGTGAGATCACATCCACCCGCGCCGACCGCAGGCTGGCATTGGGGATCCCCGGGATCAGCTCCGCATTGCCGGCCCCTTGGCCTCTGAGTAGGGCGGGAGCCCCCAGCAAGGCCTCTGCCAGGTCGAAAGCAGCCTGTCTGATGGGGGCGGGGATCTCGTCATCCTCGAAGCTCCACTCCCCGCACGCTGCGCCGGAGCGGGGCCAGGCGAGGGACTGGGTGGTGGTGGCGCGTGTGCCAAACCACTCCAGTTGCTCCAGATACCGCGTCGCCATGATCAACGCCCTCCCCTTGTTGTCAGTCGTCGCTGTCGTCCAGGCCAGCGTCCCGAGGTAATAATCGGCCAGATCATACGCCGCAGCCACGCTGAGGTAGCTGTTCGCGTTGGCTGCGCCAGGCGTGGCGATAACGGTTACGGTCATGGCGCTAACCCTTGGCTGACCACAGCTTAACCGCCTGATCAAAGCCGATCTTGCCGTCGATCAGCCGCTGCCCCAGCGTTTTGCCGAAGATGCTCCGAGCCGTCTCGGGGTTGTCCCGCACCCACCGCGACGCCGCAGCACGGAACGAGAGCGCTTCAGCCCCTTTGTCCCCGGTCGCCTCCCTGTTGAGCGGCTTCCCTCCCTCTGTGTCGTTGCGCCACTTCCAGGGCAGCAGGTAGCAGCGGCACTGGGGGTGGGGGCTCGTCTTGTTCTCCCCGTCGAAATAAGGAGCCGGCGTGCCCAGTTGGTACCGCGTGCCGTCGAGGCTCAGGCACACGGGGCAGACCCGGGAATCCAGGATGGCAGTCCACACCAGCCCATCAGGCCCGAGCCAGGCGGGATCGGTTTCGTACTGGTAGATCATCTGCTGCGCGAAGCTCCCTGCTTCGTGCACACCAGTGCGGATGGTTGCCTCCACCGCGTTGCCCACGGTGCGCACCACGGCGTTTTCGTAGGTGGCGAACGCCTCACCCCCGGCCACGTCCTGAACCCCCAGCCGGATGAACCGCTCGACCCGATCGGCCACCATCGCCGGCAGTCGGGAGAGGAGCTGCTTCTCCATCGTGGTGCCGGCCACCTGCACGCCGCGGACGATCCGGGCCGCCTGCGATGCGGTCATCTGCACGGTCGGCGCTGCAAGGTCCCCGCCCGCCATCTCCACCATCTGGCGGGCGAACTTGAGCTGACTCTCCAGCCACGGCGCCAGGGCGGCACTGAGGGCCGCCAGCTGGGGCACCCCGAACGAGTCGCGCACGCTGCGGGCGATGGCTGCGGTCACCCTGGCGATCGCCTCATTTCGGCCCGGCTGTGGAGCTGCCACGCCGCTCTCACCCACGACCCGCTCCACGGCTGCCAGCACCTGCCGCAGATCGCGAAGCGCCTGTCGGACCTGTTGATCCTCCAGGCGCTTTTGGCGTAGGGCATTTCTGAGAAACGCCTCAATCTGGGCGGAAAGATCAGCCACTGAGCCGTTGCCTCAGCCTCTCCACTGCAGCATCAACCTGATCAGCCTCGCAGAACAGATGCAAGGTGTGATCATCGGTAATTGAGACGGTGATCGACACCATCGGATCGTGGAACTCATGCGCTTCACCGTCGCATGATTGCCATTCGCCCAGGTCGCTGGCGATGGGGCTGCGGCCAGAGACCCATTGCCCCTTAGGCGGGAGCGTGATCCTGTGGAGAACGCTCATCGGTCAGCTCAGGTAGGCAAAAACTTTGCCACTGGTGAGCCGGACGGTCGAGAAATAGCCGGTAACCTCGGTGCCGGCCGGGATCGGGGCGCCGCTAAGGCCATCGGCGCAGCTGCTGCAAACCGTGTCGGCATGGAGAACGGTCGCCTCCAGTGCCAGCAACCGGATAAAAAACTTGCCGGCAGGAAGGGTTACCGCCGACCCTGCAGAGATGTAGCGGAAATTTGTGTACTCAGGAACTCGGGACATTTACAACCTTGCGTGTAGGTTTTTCCGGTTGTGGCCTAGGCGGCTGAGCAGGCGGCGAGGATGCCGCCGCCTTTGCAGCGATGGCATCCCAGACCTCCTGATGCCCTCGGCACCAGGTGTAGTTCATTAGACCCGGTGGAACGTGATGGCCGGCGTGGTTTCGCCGGTCACCCTCGCCAGGAATGTGGCCGAGGTGTTGTGCGCCACCGTGGCTACGCCGTCAACCGTGATCCCGCCACCGGATGGCCCGGCGAGGGTAATCGCGTGGCTACTGGCCGCGCCGTTTCGGATGGAAATCTCGAAACTGGTCCCGATCTGCACCCCTGGCTGCAACAGGGCAAGGATTGCCGCTGCAGTCGGGAGGGTGATGGTGCGGGCCGCCGTTGGCGTCATGGTGACGATGCCGCCGATGGTCTGCGCTGCGGTCAGCGTTGTAGCTGCGTCGGTCGCCTCGGTGAGGGGCCGAACCTGCAGGAATGTCCCGGGGATTTTGGGGTAGCTATCACCCCAGCTGGTCATCATGGTCATGGCTCAAACGTAGATGGGGCAGGTGCAGGTGAAGCGCGCAACGGGCAGTTGCTTGGGAGAGCTCCACTTGAGCTCCCAGTTGGCGGTATCGGCCAGTTGGGCAGTAGTCGGCTGTTCGCCGCCTTTCCAGCTGGAGCCCAGGACGTGCATACAGGTGCCGTAGGTCACCTTGATGATTTTCTGACCAAAACCACCATCTTGCATGGTGTCTTCAGCCTCCTTAGTGTCGAGGGGGGCTTGCCAGCCTTGGCCGATGGCGCCTTGACGGAAGACGTAGACCCCGTATTTATAGGATCCAGGGGAACCAACTCGTGGGGCGTTTTCACTGACAATCAGCGCCGTATTCGCAAACACAGGAATCCTTGGCATGACCTGAAACGCCGGGCTGATGTCGCCAGGAACAACCGTCCCGCCAGTGAGAGCACTCGCGGCCACGGTTGACGCGGTGACGCCTGGCAGGTCTCGCGCATCCACGTACTGGCACAACTGACGCGATTCAAGATACGCGTAGATGTCAGGGTGAATGATGGCGGTGCCGAGCTGAGTGGTCATGTTCGCTGCGTCTTCACCGACCAAAAGCCGGGTACGAACCAGTTGCTCGTGACCAAAGTCGCTTTCACCACTACCGCCACTGTCGATGGACATCGGAGCAAAAGCGGCGGTGGAGTTGTTGGTGCCAACGACACCAAACAAGCCCTGCAGGGTGGCTAGTGCATCCGTCTGGTAAGCATTGGTGACCTTAGTGCCCACCTTGGAATACATCACCGCCTCAGGGTCGTTGTTGACGCCTAGCGGCAGCTTGGCCATACCGGAAACACCCCAGGCGTTGGAGCGATAGTGAATAACGCCTTTTTGCTTGCCGGAGCCGTATTTGTTGGCTTTCAGCGGCACACCTTCTTGGGGATACTGCATTTCCCCATCAAGGTCGGGATCCCAGTTCGGGATTTCAAAAGTGTAACCCTTGTCAACAACTGCCTGAATAACAGGGTTGACCTGCACAATGCCGCTCAAGAAAAACGTATTGCGCAGCAGAGAATCACGGACAACATAATCCGTGTATGGATTGAATACTTGCGTATCCGCTCCGTAAAGGACGGTCATGGCTAGGCATGATTAGGGGGCGAGTGGCCACAGGCCCCGGGTCGGCACAGCTTCCCCGTCCTCTAGTTTGCCTCAGCCTTTATTCACGGCGGCAGTGGCGGCGGCTGCTCTGAGCTGCTGCGCTAGGCCAGGATCGCGCCTGGCGATCGCGCCTTGCTCTGTCAGGTTGAAGGTTTCCCGTGCCCATGGGTTCCTGAACCCAGCCGGTAGCGTGGACGCGGCAGCACCCGCCCCGCCAGATCCGCCAATCGGCGCACCAGTGCCGGCCGGCCTGGGGGCCTTCAGCCGCCACGGCGGCAGGGTGGCGCGAGCCCACTCAACGAGCGGCGTGCGGTTGTAGCCGGCAACGACCACGACAGAGCCGTCAGCCTCGGTGGCCAGCTGATCGACCTGAAGGTGAAGCTTCAGGACTTCATCCGCCCCATGCACGTGCTCGGACAGGGCGGCAGCGGCTGGCCCCAGCACCCGCAGCTGTCTGATCTCAGCCTCCAGCTCAGCGATGCGGGTCTTAAGCCCAGCCTCGCTGTCGCGGTACTGCTGCTCCAGCTGTTCGCGGGCTTGGGTGTAATTGCCCTCAGCCTCCAGTCGCCGCGTTTCGGCGGCTTGCCGGTCCGCCCACAGCTGTCGGGGGTCCACGTCGTCCGGCAAGTCGGCAAGGCGGCCAGCAAGCCGTTTTTTCTCGGTGAGGAGCTCCTCATTCTTGCTGCGCAAGCGGGCCACCTCGGCCGCCAGCGCTGCAGCATCTGCAGTGGCTGGCGGGTTGGGCGGCGTGGCCTGCAGCGTTGTTTCTGATGTGGTTTCGGCGGGCACAGGCGCGTGGCGGGTTGCGCCGAGTTTAAGCCGCCAGATCCTCCTCTACGAAATCGCCTTCTTCGCCCTCCTCGCCCTCCTCGGGCACGTCCTCCATGACGGTGGACATAAGCTCGGCTTTCACGATTTCGAGGATGCCAATCAGGGTTTGAACCGAGCACTCGGCCTGCTCGGCAACGCCAAAGACTGCGCCACGAATCGCGTCGTAGGCCTGGGATTCATTCATTGTTGGGCTTGCGCAAAGCCCTCTCATGGTAGCCCGCCAATGCTGGCGTCAAGCTGAGTCTGTTGGTCGGCGAGGGCTTGGGCCCGCGCCTTCGCCGTGTCTTCGATCTCAGTGGCCAGGTCAAACCCATCGGGCATCCACTCGCCGCCTTGCAAGACCCGAAGCAGCGTCTCCTGAGTGATCTTGCCATTGGCCTCCAGCTGAATCATTTGCTGAACAATGGCGGGATCCAGGCGGGCGGCAACGAAGTCCTTGTTAATCTCGCAACTTCCATAATCCTGCGTGTTCATCAATAAGCCGTGATAGCGCAGGCATTCGTTTACCATATTTTGCAGTCCCAAGGCGACAGATTGAAGCGGGCTATCACCCTGCGATCTGTCA